AGCGCCGCCAGGGGTGCGAGACAGCAGAGATTCTGCGCTTTGCATCCGTCGATTCTGTGTGGCCTGCCCGACGGTCGGTGCGCGGCCGGTCGTGCGCTGGAACGTGTCGATGTTCTGCGCAACAGCCTGCCGCCCAGCCTCGCCGCCACGGAAAGAACGCCGCACAGCTTCCGTGCTGATCGGTCGGACAGACGATCCAGCGGCCCCGCCAAGCACGCCCGCAACTGTTTGCCCCACCGGCCCAGCGCCCATATCAGCCGCAAGCTGCGACGACGCTGCGCCAGTGACAGAGCCCGCTACTTGCGCCCGAGGCGATGCGGCAAGTACGTCACCGACAGGCGACTGCAACGCACGCCCTGCCCCGATTCCCGTCACGCTGCCGCCGACGGCCTGATTGATGCGACGAATGTACGGGTTTTCAGTCTGCGGAATGCCCGCTTGGTTTAGCGTCAGGTCTAGTGCCTGCGACGCATTCATGTCATTGCGGCCCGTCAGGAAGTTAGACAGACCGTAAATGGCATCAACCGGGAGCGCAGCAATGCCGAGCGCGCCCTGCGCGTAATCGCGAGCGGTAGAAACGGCAGCGCGCCCGAGGTCGCGACCAAACTGCATCAGCCCGCCCGTCTGCTGCGGTTGCTGTGCTGGCTGCTGCGCCTGCGCGGCCGGTGCCTGATCCATCGTCTGCAAGTACGCGCCGAGCTTGCGCACCGATTCAGCGTCGCCCGCTGCGTCGGCCTTGCGGATGGCGTCATAAACTTGTTCGCGAGTTGCCATTATCGGCTGCCGTACTTCTTCAGGATTGCGTCAACGTCTGACGGCAGGGTCGGCGATGTCTGATTCAAGTAATCACCTCCGCCAGAAGTCTGCGGGGCGGTAGCGCCATAGTTTGCGTACACCCTGTTGATGCGATTTTGCTGTCTTTCAATGGCCTGCTTCATAAGGCGTTTTGCTTTGCCGAGCTGCTGCGATGCCAACTTGTTATCACGCTGCGCGTTTTTGCCAATTTCGGAATCCCACGCGCGAGCTGCGTCGCCTTCAGTCTGTACGCCTTTGGCAAGCAACAGATAGTTGTTACGCAACTTCTCTAGTGTCTGCTGAAGGCTGGCGTATGCCCGAGAATTTTCATCAGAAAATCCAAGCGCGTTTTTCCCCTCTGCCAGCAAGTTTGACCCGGCACCGAGGTTTACGGCGTTGTTGTCCACAAGCGCTTTCGCATCGGCAACAAGGGACAACGTTTCTTGCGATGTGTTAATAGCCTGATTGGCTTCATCCACTAGTTTCAGCGCGCCGATAGGCAGCTTTGGCGCGGTTGCAGTCGTCGCCTCGTTAGGCAATGCGGTTGGCCCTGGCTGCTGGCGAAGTCGTGCAAGTTCCATTTCGCGGCGATAGCGACGCGCATCAGCCTCAGCATCAACCTGACCGCGCAGCCGGATCGCCTTTGCTTCGTCGGTTTGCTCAAACGGGATAACCGGTTTCGGCGCATCCATCCCCAATCGCGGCGCAATAGCGGTGCGGTAGGCGCGGTCAGCGAGGCGCGACACGTCCACGCCAAGCGATGCAGCAATCTGCTTGCTTTCGTCGTCGGTGTTCAACGCTTCGAGGATTTGCGCAAACTCCGGCTTGCCCTCGTTGGCGTCCAAAAATCCAATGATGCGTTTGCCGACTTCCACATGATGGGCACGGCGCGCGGCTTCCTGTTCAGCCGTCATTGCACTTATCTGCATCTGCTGCCGCTGCGCATTCAGGTCGTTTGAGCGCCGAAACTGTTCAGCGTTCTGCTGCTGTATCTGCGACTCTATTTCAGCCAGCGCGTTACGCCGCCGCAACTGGTCTACGCCGATGTAGTCGGGCAGCTCGTTGCGGACCATCGAGGTGACGGGAGTAAAGCCAGCCATTACGGGTATCTCCGTGCGTGCTGGATGGTGTACGGGGCGAGGCCATCGTTAGGCGGGCGCGTGTACTGGTACAGGTTGGCAAGGCTGCTCAGGGCACCACCGAAGGCGTTACCCTGCGCGGCGATGCCGCTGGCGCGAGCGTCGCCGCCCGCCATCAACGCATTGCCGATGTTGCCAGCGGTGTTCGCACCCAGTGCGCCTAGGTTAGACGCGCTTGCCTGACCAACACCCGCAAGCCCCGCCTGCCGGTTCCACCAGTTGCCGTAAGTCTGATCGGCGAGGCCGGTGTTGAACTGCGCCAGCGCCCGCAAGGCGTTTCCACCCGCAGCGCCGCCACGTGCGGCCGCCGACCGCTCAATGCCGCGCATGCCTTCGGTGCGCGCGAAGTTGTAGCCAGGGTCCGCCGTGAATGCGTTAGGGTCTTGCAGCCGTGACAGCGCGTTGCGGCCAGCTTCGAGCCACGGTGCTTGATCGGCTCGCGCAAGGTCAAACTGTCGCCGCTGTTCTGCGACCGCAGCGTCTGCGGATGCCTGCTGCGCATTCGCAGCCCGCCGCGCCGAGTTTGCGGAGATTGCAGCGCCGCCAATAGTGCCGACTGCCCCGATTACTGCTGCTGCTGGCATTTCCAATCTTCCTTTGTCAGTTCGTACCAATCCAGCGGGACCGTTTCACCGCTCGGATAAGTCCATGAGCCATCGCGGCCCGTATGCGTGAATCCCATTGCTTCCGTCAGCTTGCGCGCCCGATCATTGCCCAGCGGCACGTAGGTCGTGATGCGCTCGCAATCCGTATTGGCGAACATGTAGCGGGCTGCATCGCGTGCGGCAGACAGCGCCGTCGTTGCGCCTGACGGCAGAAACTGCGTGTGTACTTCGTAGGTGCCGTTACCCTTCGGCACAAACACAAAGCCGCCGCGCTCCGTCATCAGCACGACGTTTTGAACGTCTGCGGCGACCTCGTTAAAGTCTAGGTAGTCAATCCCCGGCGCACTGACCCACGGAAAAACGGCGGGATCGTTCAACACGCGATTCAGGATCGCAGCATCGAACACACGCTGTATCAAAGTTCCTCCGGCAAATCCGCCAGTGCCAGCCATCGGTTGTAGTATTCCTCTACGTCTGCTCGCATTTTCGCCACACGATCCGCAAGCACCACGTCACCCGAGGCGAGCGCGGCGACGTTGATCGCATCGCGCTTGGTCACTGCGGGGCAGCCGTCAATGCTGCCTTCGATCACAAACCATTTCTGCGCCTCGTGCTGATCGGCAGGCGGCACACGCTTGACTTTGACTTGCATCAGAATTGCACCAGGAATGCGTCATCAACCCAACCGCCACCGCCACCGTTGCCACTGATCGACGTGACGCTGGTGCGCGTGACCGTGCCGCCCGAGGTGTACGCAGCGAACCCGGACCCATCTATGGCAACCGTGAACGTGCTTGCACCGTTGACCGTGATGGTGAACACGCCGTTGTTAAAGTTGGTCCCAAACGCACCGGGCAGCGCGGCAAAATCGACCGTGTTCCCGGTGTTCCAGCCGTGCGCCGCCGAGGTCGTGAACTGCACCGGGTTCGTAGATGTCGCGGCGGTAATGTTGGCTGTGACAAGCGCAACCGTCGTGCGCACTGCGCCGACGAAGTAGCGCCCATTCGCAGCCGTCACCGTCTGTCGATTGGTCGTCGCGAGATACGTCACCGCGCCGCCGAGAAAATCGGCGTCATCGGCATACACGTAATAGTTCGTGTCCGGGTCCAGCCCCGTGATGCTGCCCGCGTTGTAACTGACCGCGCCCCATCCGTACTGCAAGCTGTGCGCTGCAATGTTGATGGTGGCATTGCCGGGACCGGCTACCGCGTCCGCCGTGACCGGCCCGGCGTCCTGCATCGACAGCACGTTACCCGCAGACACCTGCGGCAAAAACCGCTGATCCTGCGCCCGCCCGCCGTCAGTGACCCTTGCGAGCACCGTCGGCAATGACGACGACGGTCGGCCAGTCAGTCCAGCGTCCGCACCCACGATCAAGCGCCCGTCGCCAGCCTGATACAGCCCCCCGGCAAAGTCGTTTATGTCCGATCTGACATCGAGCGCCGCCAGCACGTCGCGCTGGTAGGCGGCAAGGTAGCCGCGCAGCCCTTCCCACGTAACTGCGCCGCTGGCAGGCGATGGCGGCAGGACTATCGTGCGTAGGCTCTTGCTCATGTCGCACGCAGTTGCGTATCCGTGATGGTCACGGGCACGGGGTCGGATACCGACATGCGGTATACCCGCCGCGAGGCCGATCCCAGCCGTTGCCAGCGGATGCGGTGCTGATACTTGCCCATGCGCCCAAGCGACCGCAGGGGCAGCGTGCGCCACGTCTTGCCCGCGTCGTCCGATACCTGCAAGGTGACCAGCGGGTCGCTGCCCTGCCCCGTGGCGAGGCCCACGCCCACGTCAGCGCCGAGTTCTAATTCCTCGTGGAACATGCGCCGCCCGCCGTCGAATACCGGCTGGTAGGTCCATTCCCCGCGCAGCGTCTCGCCCCACTCCGTGAACGTGGCGGCGTCCAGAATGCCTACAGAGCCAGTGTCGGCGTTCTGCACATACGTGACGCCCTCCCACTCAGCGGCCGCGCAGACGCGCCAGGGAAGCCCCAGATAGCTTTCCCGCTCGTGCCACTCGTTGGTGCTCACGTCGTACACCCACGCCCGCCCCGCCGTGGGGAAGCGGAACACGATCCACAGGTGCCCCTGCTGGGTGATGGGGAAACACTGGCAGTCGGTGACCGTGTTGTATTTGCGCCACGCTTCCTCTACGCCGTGCGTGCTCACCCGCTGCGGGGTACTGCCACGCAGGGCACGCGCGGTACGGTCGGACGCCAGCCAAAAGACGGTATTATCCAGTCGGCACGCACCGTGCTCGGCAAGGCCGCCGAGGTCGATCACGCCACCCGGCACGCGCTCGAACGGGAAACCGTTAGCGCCGCTGTTGTACCAGAGTTCTGTCGTGCGCTCGCCGATCAGCGCCACCTGTCGCTGCGTTACAACCGCCGTGACAACGCGATCCGCATCCGCCTCCGCAGTCGCAAAATCCAGTGCGTCGTAAGCCGCGAAGTCGAGCAGGTCGCTACCGAAGAAACGACCGCTGCCCTTGTCAACCCAAAGAGCATAGCCGTCCACGCCAACGACAACGCCAGGGCTGCGGCTAGTGAAATCGCCATCAGTGATAGCAGCAAGGCCGCCACCGCTGTACACATAGCCCACGCCATCCGCGCTAACCGCAAGTTGCGTAGTGTTGTCCGCGAACGTGACGCGCCCCGTACCCGCAACCGTGCCGATGGCCTGCGCCGTGGACGTGATGCGGTATAGAGTCTGTCCGGCAACGGCGAACACCCCGAGCGAGCACGCATACAGCCCGCGACCGCCACCCGTCAGCGTGACGGATGACCGCACGCCCGGTGCAGTACGCAGGATCACGGGATTGTTCGCCCCCGCTGGCGCAGCCTCCGCGTACACGTTCACCAGTCGCGACGACGATGCCGACGGCGCGGCCAGGCTGTAAGAGTGAACCGGAAGCGGGATCATCAGAAGTAATCAACCGCCGTGGTGGAATGCACGGGCGGCCGGTACGTCAGCTTGCGCAAAATGCGCTCGGCGACCGACGTATTAGGCAGCCCTAAAAGACCCTCAGCCCGCAGCGTCGTGCGCTTAGGCTCAGGAATTGAGAATTCATCCGCACACAGCGCGGCAACAATGGCCGCAACCGCATCGGCGTAGACTTCATCTACGCCGCTTTCCAAGTCGAGTTCGACGATCTCCAGCGTCTCCAGCTGATCGCGTGCGGCAAGCAATCGCTCCTGAATCAGCACGCTGTCCTCATAGGACAACGTCTCGCCGACTGAAATAATGCCGAGCTTCTGCGCGGCCCGCGTTGCCATGTCTTCTTTTGCGATCATGCTAGTGAAAGGGGGGCCTTTCGGCCCCCCTCCCTATCAGGTCAGCGGAAGCGCGGCGCTGTACAGCACCGTCAGATTCACCGTACCCGCCGCAGCCGTCGCCGCCGCAGTCGTCGTGGTCACCGTCACAAGCGTGTCCGCCGTGACAGAAACCGGACGAATGGCGACAAACGAGGCCGTGCCGGTCTGGCCGCCCGTCAAACCCGTGGCAACGTCCGTGCTGCCAATGGTGATCTTCTGCACGACAGCCGGGGAGCCGTTCGTATCAAGATCGGTGGGCGCGTAGATGAAACCCACAACCGTCATGCCAGCCGGGACGTATCCAAACTGCTTGACATCGTTGAGCTCCAGTTCCGCCGCTGCGTAAGCCAGCGACCACGTCTGCCCGATGACGGGAGCCGTAGTCCGAAACTTGCGCTTGTTCGTAGTAACCGCAGTCGTTTCGCCTGCCATAGTCTTCTCCTATAGAGGGCGAGGGTGTTAGCCCCCGCCCTCAGTTATGGTTAGGCGTCCGCCGCGGCGCTGAAGAAGCCGGTGGCGACACCGTGCTGCTTCTGGTCATCCGTGTCACCGGCACCGCTGCCGAAGTGCAGCTTCTCGATGCCACGGATTTCCTCGATTGCAACACCGTACTTGTCGCCGTAGTCGAAGGTCTCGACCACCGACTTCGTGCGCTTCGCCCAGCCCATGCCGATGGCCTGCGCACCGCAGAGGTACACCGGCTCGACATCCGACGTGGAAGCGCCCAGGCCCACGAGCACCGGAATCTCGGGAATCTTGCGGATGATCAGACCATCCCACACGAGATCGGCACCCGTGAACAGCGGGTTATCCTTGCCACGGTCGCGGGCTTCGCGATTTGCCGCCGTGAAGGTCGCATCGTTCTGCAGGTTGCGGAAGTTGCGCGAACCCACAAACACGACAAACCACTCTTCATCACCGCGCACCTTGATCGGCTTGATCTTCGGATTCGCAGTCTCCGCGATGCGCTTGAGCAGCGACAGCCGCCCCGGCGTGATCAGGTCGTTCGTGGTGTCGATGTTGCCAAGCGCGGCCGAGATGTCGTTGCTCGAACCGTTGCTGATCGACGCGCCAAAGAGCACGCGATCCGCATTGTCCACGAGCCACGCATCCTTCGTCGCTTCGGCAATCGCGCTGTACTCCGCCGTGGTGCTCCACGACAGGATCGAATTGCCGTTACGGAAGGAACCCAGCGCCTTGATGATGTCGTCGCGGGTCTTCTCCATGATCCAGTCCTTGAGGACTGCGCGAGCCGCCTCGCGAAGATCAATGGCAGACTTCTGCTCTTCCATCTCAGCGACGCGGACCGCGTTGCGGACCTTGTCGACCGTGAGCAGGTGCGAGCGCGAGTCCATCGCCTCTTCGTTACCTTCGAGCGTGCTCGAACCCGTAACGCCAGCGGCGGTCAAGCGGTTGACCAGCGCATAAGTCAGGCGGTCGCCCTTCTTCTTGCTGAGGTCTTCCTTCACCTGGATCATGTCCGACTCGCCCGTGCCCATGTAGGGCTTGAAGCGATTTTCACGGACGTACTCAGTGAAGAAGTTGTCGTCCCACTGCTGAACTCTCAGGCCAGTGGCTGCCGGTGTATCGGCCATGTGTTATCTCCTACCAAAAAGTGAAGTAATCGGGGTTGGCCCGCCCCAGTTCTGGCTGTTGACGGGCGATTTCTCTGCGTTGAGCGACGACGGCGGGACGATGGCGGTCTTCGGCTTCTGCTGCGCCATTTCAGCCATCACACGCTCGCGAATTTCGGCTTCTACCCGCTTGCGGTATGCGTCGGGGTCATCGCCGATTTCGCGCAGCACGGACAGCCGCTTGGCCGTGGTGTAGGCGTATTCCGCTGGGTCCGGCGCGGTTTGCAGACCCGCCACGATGGTCGGGTCTTCCTGCGCCAGTTGTAGGAACATCTCGCGCTTTTCGTCGTAGTCCTGATATCGCGCACGGGCAGCGGCTTCCATCGCGTTGTAAACGCGATCCAGCATCCGCTGTTCCATTTCGCGCAGCTTCGGCGTCAGCCGCTGCTCGAATGCTTCATCAGGGTTTTCAAAGAAATCACGCGGAGGTGTCTGCGGTTGCGCTTGCTCACGGAGGCGTGCGATCTCAGCCTCTAGTGCCTGTCGCTTGCGTCGTTCCTCAATCGCGGCCTGCTTGAATGCGGAGACTTCCTTGGGTTCCTGCGTGACCGGCGCGGGCGTCGGTTCTGCGGCCTTCACAGGCTCGGCAGGCTTCGGCGCTTCCGCTACGGGTTCGACAGGTTCTGCTGGGGTCGCTTCTGGCGTCGGCTCGGATGGCGGCTCCGCTGACGTAAACCGGCCGCGTTCATCGCGCGGCGTATCGCCCTTTTCGTCGTTGCTCAGAATCTCATTCATGCTCGGCATAGTCTTTCCACTTCGCCCGATTCCCTCGGCGTCAGGTTCCGCCCGTTTACCCGGCGACGGCGCGGCGCTAGGCCGCTAGTGCAATCCACATCAACAGCGCGTCTTCTTCAGAGCGCCGTTTCCGCTTCTTGTGTTCTGTTTCTGCCCGGATCGCCTCTTGCATGAGTGCGGCGATTTCCGCGTGCAAGTGCGATAGATCGGGCGGTGCGACGACGCGCACCTCTTGTATTGGTACGGGCGTCGGTGTTGGCGGCGGCGGCAGTGGCAGCGCCACTTCATCCGGCAGCCTGCGACCGCGTAACCGCAGCGTCTTGCGCTTGAGCGGGCGACCGTGCAGCCCTTGTGCTGCGCCGATGGCGACCGCCGTAGCAGCAACCTCACCCGCACCGGTGAGGTTTGCGCTAATGAACCGGATGCCGGTATCGGCCTCATTCGGCCCGCGCCAGTTGTTTGCGTCCCAATGGCCTGCGGACCAATTGGAACCGTCCCACTGCTGCGCCATGCCTTACCCCGGCGTGTACGTCGCGCTCGTGCGGTCCCCGCTCGAATTGGCAACGCCCGCGACGACATCCTGCGTGTCGCCCAGGTTGCGGAAGACGGGCGAATCCGGGCCACCCGACGACTTGCCCGCCGACACTGCGGCGATGATTTTCAGCACCTGTTCTGCCGTGAATCCGGCGTCGATCAGGTGCGCCCACACGGCCTGCCCGACGTTCGCCGTGGTCAGGCCCGTGCCGGTCACCACGAGGTCGGCTTCCAGTTCGCCGATGCCCGTTGCCGTGCTGCCCGCCGTTGTGCCGCTACCCGTGATGGCCGCAATCAGCGCGCCCAGCCCCGTTGCCGTACCGGCTGCCGTACCGCTGCCGGTGAGGTTTGCGACGGCGGCAAGGAATGCTTGCAGGTTCGCGTCGCTGATTT